TTCTAATTCAACTTGGCCACCTTTTGCAAATTCTAAAGCAGCTTCTTTTTGTCTTTCTGCTTCACGCCATTTTTTGGTTAGCTTTGCAATTCTTTTTTGAACGCCTTCGCTGTATTGTTCTAATTCTTCTTTTGGTTCTTCTTTTTTAGTTTCTTCTTTTGGTTCTTCAACTTTTGGTTCTTCTGTTTTAGATTCTACTTTTGCTTCTTCAAGTTTTTCTTCACGTTCATTTTCATAAGTTTTATCTTGTTCGTTAGTAGTTTCTTCTTTTACTTCTTTTACTTTTTCTTCCTCTAATTCAACCTCTGCACCGGGACCCGATGTATCGATGTCAACTAGATCTTGTTTGTCATCTTCTGGCATAGTTATCTCCTTCTATGTTATACATTATGCAATACTGATTCAGGATCTTTTATAGTTCCTAAAACTTCGTCATCGTTTAATAAACGGACTTCTCCGCCGTCAATTGGTAATCTTGATCCTGCATATTTTGCAAAAATCACCCAATCTCCTTTTTTACACCAAGAGCCTGTAGGAAATTTTTCCTTATCATAATAAGCTAATGGACCAACCTTTAAAACATAACCACAGTTTGTAGCTATCCTTAATTTCTCTAAAGATTCTTGTGCAATAATAATTCCACCTTTAGTTTTCTCTCTTGGTGTAAAAGGTAAAACTAAAAGTCGCCAGCCGCTAGGTTCGGGTAGCTGGTCTTTTACGTTTTGTATATTGTCTGGATTCAAAGGTTCTTTTTCACCTTTGGCTTCGTCTAGGTATTTATCAGAAAGCGCATTCCTATGTTTTGGAATTTCCTTTTCCGATGTCGATAACGTTTCCTTGCTCATCTTTTTGCTCCTTCTGTTCTAGCAGGTTAGAGATTTCCTGTAGTAAATATTGATATGTTCTTGCTTGTCCTAACATATACTGATATTTTTCCATATTGTCAACACCACCACTTATCATGGCATCTCCAACTCTCTGTAGACTGTCTCGCATTATTTTTTGTATCTTTGATACAATTACTAATGGATCCACTTATACCATTCCTTTATAATATTTCTTGTTGTGTGGATTTGATAAATTAACTCCACCATACTCACCTCTAATGCTCGGTCCAATATATCCACCTTTATTAACTTTTACTCTTCCACCTTTTTTATACTCTTTCTCCCATCGCTTTGCGATTTCAGGATGATTAGCATGCATATATCGTCTTTGTTTTTCTGATTTAAATGGCATTATTTTTTACCCTTTCCATTTCTAAATATTTGAGTTCCTTTTATACCAAATATGCTGGCGCATACAAGTATCCATAAATTTGTAAACCACGAGGGCAGTGCCGAAAAATGTTCAAAGAACATTTTTATCTTTTCCATGGCCGCCGGATCGTCTGACCAGACTCCATATGCGAGCACCAAAATGGGCATAGTGAGAATATATAAAACGATCTCGTCCTGATAGTAGTTTTGCCGGGCTTCTAAAAGTTTGCCCTGGTAAGATTCCTCTCCTCGAGCCATTTTTTCTGCATGCATTAACTGTGCATCAGACATAGCCATCTTAGTTCGTTGTCTGTTGGAATAAATTTTAGCGCCAGCTTGTAGAGCTATTCTTGCTAAACCAAACCAAGCCATTTAGAACCACTTAGCTTTAACTGGCTTTTTATCGGCTCTCATACGTTTTGTACCTTTAACAGTAACCGTTTGAGTTTCAGTAGGATCAGTAGCTTTAATTTTTACGCCACCTGTTTGATATCCGTCTTTTCCAACACCTAATTCAGGTGTAGATTTAGGAACATCAACATATCCTTGTCCTCTTAACCAATCTTTACTCATAATTGTCTCCTTTTTCTATTTATACTTACTTTTTGTTGTAATTTCTACCAAAATCATGACGTTTACTCTTATCCGCCATTCTTTGTTTTGTTAGAGATACTCCTGCACGCAATTCAGCTAATTCTTCGTTCTGTTCTAGCTTTTCATCGTGTTGTTGGTCTCCTACCATCACCTTCATCGTGTCTAAACCGATTCTATCTTCATCATAGTCCTTTTTACGTTCATTATCCATCGCTCTTAGGTCTAATTCTCTTCCTTTTAACTTCATTAATGGATCTCCACCATAACCACCTGTAATTTCGTTTTCTTCTTTAGCATAATCAGCTGTCATTTCAGCAATTAACACCGCTTTTCTTGCTTCAATCTGATTTGTTAACTGTTGAATACGTTGTTGCGCTTGCATTGCTTGTGGATTTTGCTGCATCGCTTTTGGATTTTGCATCATCGGTCCCATTTGTTGTTGCAACATTTGTAATTCTTTTAATTCTTCAATAAATTCTAATTGGACTTGTTCTTGAGCCATAAAGGAAATGTGTTCTAAAATATTTTTTTGTATTGCCGCCATAACCTGCGGATTATTTTGCACCATATTTAAACTCATAAAATGTAAGTGAGCATCAATGTGGGCTTTATGTTCTTGTCCACCAAAAGCTTGGAAAGGTTTATTTGACATCGCTACAATATGTTCTAATGCCGGATCCATTGGAATCGGTTTTAAAGGCGCGGGTAAAATTGCATTAATATTTTTGACTCCAACCGCTTCATACATACTTCGATACGCTTGATACAGATTATGAAGTTGTGGATTCGATTGCGCCAGTTGTAATTGCATTTGCGCCATTGAAATTCGCTGTGTTTGAGAAAAAATATTAGGATCGGCAACCGGTAAAATATCTACTCTGTCATCAAAGTCCGTTTGCATAATTTGCCTTTGTCCTCCGACAACATCGTATGGATATACGGGTGGTAGATAAAGTTTGAATACTCTTGAGAGTAAATTAAATTCTTTTTTCATGGCAGCATAAAGTCTCTTGTGTATAGCTGACATCGTTCGTGAACCTCTTTCTAACAAGGCTACAGTCGTGCCCACAGCTGCTTGTTGATTCCCATCACCCACTTGCAGGTCCGCTATAGAAGCGAATCGTTGTCCTGCTTGTACCACGACTCCCATTAAAGCTAGTAAGGTTTGAGAGGGTTCTTTGAATGGAAGCAGCATAAATGCATCTCTTAAATTTCCACCTGGAGCATCCACATCTCTGAATTCTCCCGGTTGTATAGATTGTGCTTCATCCCTCATTTTAATTCCACGCATTTTAAATCCTGCTGGTAAATTTGCTAATGTTCCTGCATCTAGAAGCTGGCGCAAAGCAGCGGTAGCTGTTCTAGATAATCCACCAATCATGTGAATCAGGCCAAAGCCATAAAAGCCTAAGCCCGGTAAAAATTTAAAATGAACAAAATATTGTCTTTTTTCTTTGTTAGGGTTTCCGACTTCATAATTTCTTCGAATGGATAATACTTTTCTTGTGCCTTCTTCTAATGTCACAATGTAAGGCAATTTGATGCCAGTAAAATCTCCACTTTGCGGATTAACATCTTCAAAGCCTTCCAGATCCAAATTAACGTGACATTCTAAAAGAGTATAAATTTTTTCATCTCGTCCTCGAGATACTCCTTCAAGAGCTCTTTCTTTTTTCTCAACTTCTGTTTCCATTAAATAGCCCGGACTCAATTCAATGTCTCGATAGAATCCTGCTACTTGTTGTTTTCGTAATTCGTTTTCGGACATACGAACCATATGGATAACCGATTCCGCATCGTCTAATGAGGTAGCCGTATACGGAACCACTAGGTCATCTGCAGGGACGAACTTCGATACCGCTCGCCCCATCAATTCGTCGTAATAAACTTTTTTGAAAGCTGATCCTGCGAGAGGCAGGTAAAATAGCATCTGATCGAATTCAGCTTCGTATTCGTTCATTTGGTCCATGATCTGATAATTCATGTAGTCTTTAACGCGTAGCGCCTGTTGTTCCTTCGGTGGCGTTGGCATTCCAATAATTTGTGTTCTTACGGGTCCACCGGAAGGCAATAATTCTTTGTAAGCGAGTGATTGAAATTGGGTTACCGCTTCGGCCAACACAGGATGCGTAGCGCCTGAAGCGCCTTGAAAAGGTTCCGTTCGATTATGATACTTGAATCCTAATAAATCGAGCCCTGTAGTATAGGCTTGTTCCCATTCTCGTCTTGAATATTTGTAATCTTTATAATCGCCATTTAGTTTTAAACCAATCGGCGATAAAACATCATCAGGGAGTAATTCAGCTAGATTATCGAAATGATTTTCGGTTCCTGGAATTTTAGGTCTTGCGTTCGCATCAAAATCAATCGTTGCGCCGCCATCCTCCTCGGGGGTTACTTCTATTGGACCTTTTTCTTCAATCTCCTC